GAGCCAGAAGAAGTGGCGGCACTGAACGATGCAGTGCCACGAACCGCTGAGCCGCCCACGGTGTAGTTGGTGAACTCAGTCCAGCCACCATGTGAAGCCATTGTGTCGCCAGCCGCAAAAGTCGGGCTAGAACCAGAGATCAACCCAAGGAACGGACCCACAGTGGTGTAAGACGAGCCAGAGAGCAGGGTGTCCAGCATCAACTCTTTGCCGATGGCATTGACCAGATTGGGGAACTCTTCTTCCCACTTGATGTTGCCATCAGCGTCCCGGCAGATCACATGGTAGTGACCTTCGATACCAACAGATTCAACGCCAACCACGTTGGACTGCATTTTGACTTCTGCGTGGTCACCAAAGTTGGAAAACTCTTTTTGCATGATTACTCCTTAAACGAGTCGGATGAGCGCAGAGGTTGCGGTATTGGCTGGCATCTGCACGGTGAAAGTTGTGGTTGAGGTTTTGTCAGACCCAAAGTCCAACACACATACAGCGCCATTGGCACCGGGCGTGTAAATCAAGGCACCACGCGCTGTAATGGCTCCCGTCCACGCTGGGGACGAAAAATTGATGTATGTTGTGCTGCCCGTGGATGTGGTCTCGCTGGCAATAGTGGCAGTCACAATCTCACCGCCAGCAACATAGTTGCCGCCCGACGCCTCACCCGTTGTGGTGTATGCGGTTGTGGTCTGATCCAGCGTTGCCGAATTGGTGTACAGCGCCAGATAGAACGTGTCCGAGGCAAAGTTGATCGTGCCGTTGACCAACCCAGACCGCAGCGTGTTGCAGGAGTAGTTGCCGGTAAAGCTCATACGGCAACCTCAAAGGTGTTGGACTTAGCGCGGTTGAGTTTAGCCGGAATCACTTGCAAATTTAGTGGTGTGTGAAACCCGGATACGAGCTTACCCTGTAGGGGCAGCACATGATCCACCTGAAATGGAACTCCAAACACGCTTGTGCGTAGCGCCGCCAACTCGTACGCTTGCTCCATCATCCAATGATCATCTTCGGTGAGCCATGCAGGTGTGCGCTTTAACTCAGCGGCCTTACGCTTTGCCTTTATTTTGGCGTACACGTGTAGATGGGTTTTTTGATAGGCCCGTTTTTTTGCATTCACAACATCCGCATTTTCTGCGTTGTACTTACGAACTGCGGCCTTTATTTTTTCCGCAAACCGTGCATACTGCGTCTTGTTGTGCTGCTGCACTTTGAGGGGGTTCTCTATCCGCCATGCCGTCAACCGCTCCGTGCGACATGCAACACACTCTCCGTTATGAGCGCGGCGCGGAGCAACATGCCCCTGTGGGCACGCTTTCCCAGTGAAATACTGAAGCTCCTTTTTTGCAAGTGCGGCTCGACGGGTCGTTTCCATCATTTAACCCCGTTATTTTGAGGTAATGGAGCTTGACGGTACTGACCACTGCGGTACGCATCCGATCTCTCAAGGCCGTCACCAAGTCTCTGAGCCAAAGCCAACGCCTCTTTGTATTTGCCGTCATAGTAGCTCATCATGTCGGCTTCACTTTTCATGAAGATTGCGGCCTCTACCAGCGAACCATACAACAGAACCGTGTCAAAGTTATCACCCAGCCATGTTTGGCCATCAGCAGCAACAGTGATCGACTCCGGGTAATAGTAGTAATGCAACTCAACGTCGTAGGCTGCATCAGGAGTCGGGCCAACAATAAAACTTAACTCATCGGAGATGGTCGCGCCAGAAACAGTCGGCCCAAAAAGCGCGTAATACTTTGGAACCCCGGTGTCGTTGGGCGTTGGGTATGCCTGCCGGATGAAGTTCACATCCTTGTTTAGCAGATACTCATAAGAACCCGTGTTGAGGTTCCCACCCGTCACACCAGTAATGATTGCCAACGAATATGTTGACAGGAAGTCATTCGGGCATGACAAGTATTTGTTGTTGGCGGACAAAGAGCCGGTGACGTTTTTGCGGAGAGACGGGAATTGAACCGAGTTGTAAATGCGCTGCTCGGCCTGCTCCACGAACACCGGAATGTTCGCAATGAAGTCGGCCTCAAAGTTCTGCGTGTAATCTTTGATCGCAGTGGACAACTCGGTGTAATTCATGCCATCGGGCCTCGTGCCATTACGCCTTTAGTTGCAGCGCCAGTACCACGAATCTTGATACCGCTGGTTTTAACGCCAGGGTAGTCGTTGCTGTGGTTATTGGCGATGGACTGGTTTAGCTTCTTCTGGTGCTCTTTGTTATCACAGAGACCAGCCTCTTGCATCGCCGTGTATTTGGGGGTCTTGTAGGTTGCCATTTCAGGCTCCTTTGCGGCCAGGGCTGCGCTGGTTCATGACCTTGGCCATGTTGCGCCCGTACTTGAGCATATCGGCGTTGGTTTTACCACCGGCACGCATACCTTTAGCGCCGTGCATACGCTTCTCGTGGGCCTTGACCTCGGCCTTAGCCACTTTCTTCATCGCATCCATGATCGACTCCTTATGTCGTTGCTACCGTGATTGTGCCCAAATTTACCGTCAACACCAAATTGTTTGGCGTCAAGTCGGCATCAAAAAACCTTGAACCGCCCACTGGGGCCCAGCCCCACTGAAATATCCGGCTACCACCGGTTGCAGTCCCGTCCTCGTCAGGGTCCGTACCACTGATGTTCGATATCTGCAGCCCGCTGTTACCACCCAGTTTGTAGGTAATGTCCGGCCTCGGATTACGCACTGCCTGCGGGTCTTCCACCGGGTACATACCAAGCTGCAACTGCGGTTGATCCGGGTCCCAGCAAGCCGCGCAGACCAGCATATTCACGTTCTTGGTCTTGAGCGTGTATGTCTTGAGTTCCTTGAGCTTGAAGCGAAAGTTGCAGCGGTCACACTGCGCAATCGCATACTTGCCGGACGAAAACCGGTTTGGCATCAGAAGGCTCCGGCAATGTACTGCCGACGCGGCACAAACCGAATTGCAGCTTTTTCCTGATCTTCCTGTGAGGCCAAGTCCCACGCCTCGTCATACTGCGCTTTCAGGATAGCCAGCCGGTCCAACGCCCCCGGCACCTTCAGCGCCATGTAATAGGCCAGCCCCGCCGTCATGCACGGTATAAAGCGAAACGGCACATCCATCACGCTGACGCCACCACCGGCATCCTGCACGCGCCGCATGCGCCAGTACACAAACTGATAGGTGGGGTTGCCTACAGTGCCTTGATCCGGCGTTGGCCAGACCGTGATACGGGGAATGTTGTTGACATAGACGGCAGTACCGGCTGAGGGGGTGGTTTGACTTGTGCCATTCTGCGCCCGGAACACTCCGCCAAGCTGCGTGCTGCTGTTGATCCACCCGTAGTAAATCGTCTCTGTGCCGATGTTCAGATAGCCCGTAGTAGGCAAATTGGCCGTAGAAGAAAGGGTGATTGTTTGTGCCCCTATGTCTGCACTCTGAAATGTGTATCCCGTAGGAGACACCTGCCCGTCCAACCGCTGCACCCAGACTTGAATGGGCCGAGCTTGCGTCAGTTTATTGGGGATAGTGGCGTAGGTAGAAATACTGATACGGGTAATGGTCAAGTCGGCCTGATTGGACTGCTGGTTTGGCTGGGTGCGGATCACATGATCAAGCAAATCCACCGTGTCGTTGGGCAGCGTGTAGGTGTTGAGCCCCTGAATGAGCGGGATAGTGCCCTGCTCAAACGTCCACATGTTGACGCCACGGTTGGCCCAGTCGGCAAACATCAGGTTCAGGGAACGCCGCGCCGTTTTCAGGTCGTAACCCGTGCGCATCTCTGAGCCAACGCGCTCAAACGCTTCCTCAACGATCTCAGTCAAGTCAAGGTTAAATGCGGATGACCCGGATGTGTTGGCCATTTACTTTCCCAGTTTCTTTAGTGTCTGTGCCAGCCGTGCGCGTTGACCCATCTTGCCGGGTTTCTTTGCAGCCGCCGCCAGCTTCTTTGTCGGGATGGTTTTGCCTTCTTTCACACCAAGCGCGGAGCGCAGAGCGCCGGGTTTCCTGATCGCCTTCTGTATCCATTTGTCAGTGCTGCCGCCCTTTTTCATTCCCTCGACACCACGGCCTTTGAGAATGTCAGCCTGTGTGACTTTGCCGTCACCCGTCAGATCAGGAAACTTTGCCACGATTAACGCATCTTTCCACGGGTTTTGCCGCGTTGAGCAGTGCTGTTAGTTCGTTTAGAGGCAGTTGCGCCACCTTTTTTCATACCCGGATTTTGCACTACCCTAGAAGGTGCCGGAAGCACCCGGTTAGGGGACCTATTCATACCCGGATTTCGCGCTATATTGGGCGGCGAAGGCACACGGATAGGGGACCTAGGCATACCCGGATTTTGCACTACCCTAGGAGGTGCAGGAAGTACACGGTCAGGGGACCTATTCATACCCGGATTTTGCACTACAGCACCAGATGCCATTTTTTTAACTTTAGCCATATCAAACCATCCTTCCTTTAGTTTTGCCGCGCATCGCACAGCCATCACCACGACTAGACGCAGACGACTTGACTGCACCACCTTTTTTCATGCCGAACGGCATACCAGTCTGCGACTGATCGGCAACTGCGGCACCAGGGGTGTTTACTTGCACCAGGGGCGAAGTATTACCTAGACCGATACTTGGGGCAGGCGTGGTCGAGGCGGCTTGGCTCTGACCAAACGGGTAGTTGCTGTTCCCAACAACACCGCCTTCCTCATAGCGTTTTACTTTTTTCTTCATCTGTACCTCGCCGTCTTTGCCGCCACCTTAGGCGGCTGTTTCACGAATTGTTTTCCGGCTTTTTTCCCAGCGCGTTTTGCACGCGTTGTCGCAGCGTACTCAGCAGGGCTGAGAGCTTTGATCGCAGACTCTGGAAGATACCGTTCACCCGTGTCAGAAGAGCGTTTGCCACTTTTAGTCCTCCACTTTTGCGCGGTCCAATCCTTGAGTGACTGCTGCGGGTTTTTCACTTGTACCCACCCCCACGGGCTTTGTACTGCTTGGCAAGAAGCTGGGCCTTCCGGGCTGACCACTGACCTGCCGCCGTACCCTGCACCGCCCGAGACTTGATGGACTCAAACAGCCGTTTACGCATACCGGGTTTGGTGTAGACGCCCGCTTGGTTGACCTTGGACTTCGTCTTTCCGCCCTCGGCATACTGCGTGAAGTCAGTGTCATCCCTGCGGGGCTTTTTCACCCCACCCGGCATTTTGGACGGGTTGATTGCTCCCATCCCCCGGCTGGCCCGCATTTCAGCAGTACCCGCCTTTTTTCATGCCCAGCGGCTTGCTGCCGGACATGCTGACCATTTTGCCTTTGGTGTGGCCCTTGGCCTGCACAGAGTGCTCGCCATGGCCTTTGTTGCCGCCAGCCTTTACTGCACCCATCTTTGCAGTGGTAATACCGCCGTTGGCCATCTTCTTGACCTTACCGCCGTATTTCATGCCTTTCATTTCGGACTCCTCATGCTTAACCATGGACTTAGGGGCACCGGCTTTTTTCATGAAGCCGATCTCTTTTTTAACCATCTTTTTGGACTCAGCCATACGGCCTCCTTCTGAAAAAAACTCTTGCTTACCTTGATTGGTCTGGGGCCGGTTAATTGCCTGTGCGTCTGCACGACTTTTACTCGACCCAAACCGCTTACCCTTGTCGGCTTTCATAAACTCAGCGCCAACAGACTGAGGGATACCCGTTTTCTTTGCAAATGCCGGATTGTTTGCAACCGCTGCCATCAGATTGTGTTGAGCTTTGGTTTTGCTCGGCATATCAGACCTTGATGATCCAACCTTTACCCAACACAAAGCCAACAACCAGCATGCCGACCCAGATCAGCACTTTCTCGACAACGGTTTTGCCAATCTTCTTGTAAAACTCCCCAGAGAGTTCTTCAAGCGCGAGCTTTGCCGCTTCTTTGGCAATCAGTCGTTCACGTTCAGTCAGTTCTACGTTCGACATATCAGCAGTTCCAAGCCCTCAGGCTCTTGTTGATACGAGAGTTCGGGTCTTTCTTGGCTTTCTCGCCGGTCAGCTTGGCCTTCATGCCTTTCATGCGGGCACAGAAAGAGTCGCGCCTGCTGCCGCCCTCTGGTTGAGGGGGTTTGAGTCCCGGCTTGCCCGGATTGGCCTTGTTGTAGGAGGCACGCCCCTTGGCGTTGAGTCCGCCCTTGGGGTTCTTGCCTTCCTTGCGTTGCCATGCTGGGGTCTTAGGCATAAAACACCGTCACTTTGGCGTTGGTTAGCGCTGCGTAAATGTCGGTCTTGAACAAAATGCCATCGGCAGGAATAACCATGGAGAAAGACTCCCCGTTTGCCGACGTATTAATCGTCAGCTTGGTCGTTCCGCCAGAACCACCGTCCTTGAACACAACACTTCCTGCGCTCGTACCCGGCTCAATAATGGCTCCGCGCAGGCGGGTGCGCTGATCAGACGCAGTACCAGATGCCGCCAACGAAGTGGCGAGAATGTCTGTTTGCATCGTCATGATGCGCTCCTATTAGGCAGCAACTGCGCCGTTAAGAGCGACAATGGCCCAGCCTGCGCTGGTGTAAACCAACATGGCGGACTCGCCCACTCCAGTAAAAGTGATGGTCGTAAACCCAATCTTGGTGGTGGGAGTCAGTACAGCCGAACCGCCATCCACAGCGTGGGTAATGATCTTGACTTCCCCAAGCGTGCCGTTTGCCAGCGTCAGGGCTTGTGCAGCACCCGTAGTCGTCAGGTTGGTATAGGCGTTGGTAATGTCAACGGCCCCTGCACCGGACAGACTTTGAGCACCCAGAACAACGTCGGTGCCAAAAGAAGCGTTGGTGGTAACAGCACCTGTGGTGCTATCAATAGTGATGGACTGGAAGCCGTTTTGCGACCGTACCGGTCCGCTGAAGGTGGTATTTGCCATGATTCCTCACATGCGAGTATTCGTTTGGGCGCTCTGTCTGCATGTCGTCAGCCGGGACTGTCAGAAACGCCGGAAACCCCGGAATGGCTCCTTTGTATCACTTGTTTGGGGGGAATGCAAGCGCCTGATCGTCTGGCGGCAAAGAATTTGATTTCTGGAGGTTTTCGGCCTGTGTCATTACCCGTAAATTCCACGGCACATGCAGCCCACAAACAACCGGGCTAATCAGGGGGTATATGTGGTCTACGACGTACCTTTCCGCAGAAATCTTTGTCAAACGCATGGCAGCAAGATACGTTTTCCGCATAGCCAGTTTTTGCTCTGCGGTGACCCATTTAGGTGTGGCCTCTCGGTGACGGCGCTTGCGCACGCTGGTCAGCGCGTTGTAGTAGGCCGGGTTGTTAACTTTATGTCTTTTCTTATACGCGTTTGTTTCGTTTTTTGGACGTGTGTTAGCTCGGGCTTTTACCGCCTCCCGGTTCTTCTCGTAGTACCTGCGACCGGCGGCTTTTGCTGCGTCAGACTTTGGCTTGGCCTTGCGTTTTTCGTTGTCAAGCGTCCAATCCTCTTTCATGCACTCAACACACGAACCTTTTGTTTTGCGTAGAGCAATGTGCCCTCGGGTGCAAGGTTGTCCCGTGAAGTAGTGGGTAGCGCCCGTAGCTTTGGCTTCTGCGCGGGTTTTGGGGTAGTCCATTTGCTTCTCCGTTATACGATACGAGCAATTCTACACCAACTCCACAAAAAAGAAAGGGGGGCCGAAGCCCCCCTCTGTAACCCGCATGGTTACTGGGTTTTCATCAGGTCGAGCCTGACGAGCCCCACATTCCGAGCGGATCGCTCCATCCGAAGCTGTAACGCTCACGGGCCTTGTAACGCACATTCCCTGTATCGAAATCTCCGTCCATGGAATTTGCCAAGGGCATACGCTCAAAGTGCTTCATGCCGTTCGGAACGTCGGTGCAGAGGAACCAAGCGTTGCTGTCGGTCAAGAAGTGATTGACGGTATAGCCTTCGGGGATCGCACCCATCTGCTTCAACGCGTTGATATCGTTGTCGGCAGTTGCAACCCGCAGCTCAGTGTCAAGCAGACGCTTGGCAACGAACATCAGGGCCGGAGGGATCACCAGCTTACGCGGCTTGGCAGCGATCAGCAGTCCACGCTCATCGGTCCACGCAGCGATTTGAATCACAGCGTTTTCCAGCGAGGTTTCGTTCAGATCAACACCGGTAGTCGGGCTGTTGTAGTTCACACCACCAGAGACCAGCGGGTGGCCAACACGGGTGTTAGAACTGTTGTTGCCAAACAGGGTGACGCCGTCACCGCCCAAGTATGCACCGTTGAAACCGTTGTTCAGCACGGATGCAGCTTTCACCTGCTTGGTGTAAGCCATAGCCCGGGCCAGCGCTTTGGTGTAACGAGCAGACAGGCTGTCGTACAGGTTGTCCTCAATCGCCTCTTCGGTGATCGAGAAGCCCAGCGCAATGGTTTCGTGGGTGTAACGGGCAGTGAACGCCTCTTGCGCGTTGTCGTAAGCGATGGCAGAGCCCTCGTTCTTGACAGGCGCGGCAGAGAAGCCAGCCAGTTTGGTTTCTTCTTCAAAGCTACGCTCCGATTTCTCGGTTTCGTAGATTTCCTTGTGCTCCTCGCCGTAACGAGCGTACTCCATACCAAACAGAGCGTTCAGACCGGGGAGCAACTCTTTGAGTAGCTGTGCGCGTGAAATAGCCATTTTGAGTTACTCCTTACAGACCAACAGCGTTGGTATAGGTGTGATAGCCGGGGTTGATCTTCACGTAGACGTCGGTGTAAGCATCGCCCACAACCGAGAAGCCTTGCACGTTCGGGAACCCGACAACACGGAATGCTGCAGTGGTAGTAACCGCCGAGGCACCAGCCACGATAGAAGCCGTGGAGTTGCCAGTGGAGGTGCTGCCAGTTGCCACAGCGCCAGTAGAGAAGAACACGTTTGCACCCACAGCGGCTTGCGTAACAGTGCCAGCGGACTGGACCTGAAACACCACGTTGGGATCGTCAACAACCGACGCCTGAATGACGCCAGTCGTACCCGTGGGGTAGTACTGCGAGAAAATCAACTGCCCTTGAGCGTTGTAGTACGAGCAGCCAACGAACACACCCACGATACCGGTATTAGCGGTGCCGGTGGGAAATCCATTGGTAGTCGCATCAGCGCCAGTGGCGGTTGCCACAGCCAGATAACCGCTGGCATTCACATACACGGGCGAGCCGTTGTAAATGTTTGAGGCAGTACCTGCGGGGTCGATGAGATAAGTACGGGTTGCGCCCGCATAGGGGGTGCCACCCAACTGATTGACGGGCCGTAGCCCGTACGGGGATGCTACTGATGCCATTTATGGCCTCCTTAATTACTTTGAACCTGAACCAAAACCCCCACCGCGTGTCGTAGACGATTTCCTGTCCGAAAACAGCGGCATACGGGGATCATTGTTTCGCAAGAAGTGGTTGTCCACTGATTCCATCTGTCCCTGCGCCTGAGCGTTGTAGTACTCCTGACGAGCTTGGAAGCGTTCTTTCGGCATTTTGCAAAGCATCAGACCGCCAATCTCCACATTGCCAGTTTTCTCATTACCCAAAAGCATCAGTTCTGGATGGTCTTCTGCCTTCACCGGCTCCCAACCCTCGCGCATCTTTTGGGATACGTTGGTAGGATTCGGCTGACCCAAAATGTGAGTACCAACCCAATGGTAAACCCATCCCGGCTCAGGTGTCGGATCAGGCAAGTTACTCGGCGGTACGTATACAGCACGAGCAGATTTATCGCGTGATTTCAAATCACGAGGGGTACGGTCTTGGATTTCAGCCATTTTGGTTCTCCAGTTTCAAAACTTCCTTCACATACATTTGCGGATCGAGGTTGTACTTTTTGATCAACGCTGCTTGAGACGGCGTCAGTTCAACCTTTTTCTTGCCGGTCGAACGACTGGCAGGAGCCACAACAGATGCTGGTTTTTTAGCCGGAGTCCCTTGAGACCGTGGCTTGTCGTCTTCGCCCCCAAAAACTTCAGGGAACTTGGACTTCACGCGAGCGTCAATCTGCTCGAAATATTCATCAGTGCGGGGGTCTACCCCGTTGTTGACTAGTTTTTGATGCAGCCCTAGTGCAAAGCTGGTAACTTCCTCAAACCCGGGGGAGCCGAACCACTGGTTTTTTGCCTGCCAGCGCAGTGTCTTTTCGTCGGCCCGCACCTGTTGAGTTTGCGGTTGAGTGTTTTGTACATCGTCTTGCTGCGTTTGTAAAGGGGCAGGACGCATATTTTTTGTATTCTGCGTTTCCCACTTGGCCTCCGCCAACGCTTCCTGCGCCGCAATAATGGCGTCAGTGTCAAATGCTTCCTGCGCAGCTTTGAGTTCTCGCCGCGCTTTCTCCAGTTTGGCCTCTGCCGCTTGCTGGGCCATGGTCATGTATTGCTCAGTCCCAGACTGAACGTACTGTTTGAGGCGTTTGTTCTCCTCAATCATGGCCTGGGCCAGCCGTTCCAACTCAGCTTTCTCCCGAGCCATGGCCTCTTTGGCCCTGCGCTCGTCGTGACGGGCGTGCGTCAGTTCTTTCAGACGCTTTTTGACGCCCTCTGTATATGTATCCAGTTCTTCGTCGGTCGGATCGTTGACTTCCCGGTCCAAGGGTTTGCGGCCCCGGTCGCGCTCAGGGGTGTCGTCGACGATCTCAATCTCGACTTCGTTGTCAGCATCTGCCGTAGAAATTTCAATTTCTGTATCGGTTTGCTTTGTGTCGTCCTGTTCGTCAGGAAACTTAAATTCGTTTGCCATTTCTGCTCCTTCAAACGCGGGTAATACCGCGAGGGTCTTGCACTACTGCGTCCACCTGATCGTCGTTGATCAGCCGGAACTCTTTGCCAAAAATCTTGAAACGCGTACCGGAATACGTACGTACCAAGATAAAGTCGCCTTCCTTGCACCAAGCCCCGTTGGGAAACTTGGCTGCGTCTTTGTACGCGTCGGGACCGACTTTCAAGACGAACAGCACGGTGGTCGCGTGTTCTTCCTGTTTGAGAATGGACGTTGGTTTGACCAAGTCCAGTTCAGTGCCGTCGAGCTTTTCGGACACATCGGGCACGATACACAGCAGTTTCCAGCCGGTAGGAAGCGGCAAGCTGGTTGCCTTCTCCTCAGGCGCGGCATCCTTTTCAGGCGCGTCCTTTGGCTGGATTTTTGGCGGCATGGAAATACCGGGGGGCAGAATGAGTTCACTCATTGGCTTCTTCAACTTTCTTTGCAAGGTCGAGGAGATGACGCTCTGCAACGGCTAGACCTTGAATAACGCCGCAGAGTTTTTGGTATTCGTCAAAAGAGCGACACGCTCCACCGGCCAAGTCATCGGTGTAGTTGTTCATGTCGGTGCGTAGCTTCTCGCGCAGTACGCGTGCGAAATCTTGGATCATTTAGATGAGGGTTTACCCTTATTAGGTTGAGGGCGTGCCGCCTGTTGGCGACTGCGGGCGATGTCGATGCCCATGCGGACACCGTCACGTTCTTGGTCTGCAGCGAGTTTGTCGGCTTTGAACGCCGCATCGACTGCGATTTGTTTTTCCCTGAGTCTGATCTCGTCTGCCCGAGCGGCAGCGTCGACCTGAATCTTCTTGTCCTTGAGCGCCAAGTCCTGCGCCCGTAGCTGGAGTTCTTGCTGCTGCATCTGGAGCACAGGGTCTTGGGCTTGCTGCTGCGCCTGCTGCTGGGCAGCTTGGGCTTGGCTTTGCTGGAGCACCTGTTGTGCAGCCTGCGCCATCATGGCCGAGAGTTGGAGTTCTATCTGCGGGGGGAGCTTCTCGTCCTCAGGCGGCAGGGGCATGCCCAACTGCTGCTCGATCTTCTGGCGATATCCAAAGCCAACGTGCTCGGCAATGTGGGCCATCATCGCAGCCTGAATCTGCGGCGCTCTGGGGTTCTGCCCCACAAGCTGCATGATGATCGGGTCCTGCATGGCCGACATATGGACTTGGATGTGTGCCTGATGGTCTTGGTACTGGAATGCCTTGAGAGGCTCTCCCTTGAGCGCAGCCATGTTCTCGGTGACCGGGTCTTTAGGCTTCTGGTCGTCCGGCAGCGGCACAAGCTCGGCTGCGTTCTTTATCCCCAGCACCTCCAGCATGCCTCTGTGCAGCTTGGGTAGGTCGTAAATGTCCGGTGCCATCTGCGCCATCTGAATGACGGCTTGGTACTGGACAACACGCTGGCTCATGGTGGCCGCGTTGGGGTCGCTGACCGGGATGATCTCAACGTGGCTGTAGTCCGACTTCTTGGCCTTGCGCGGGGCATCGACCGGCTCGTAGTCATAGTCGTCGTCCGTGTAGTCACGGATCAGCCCCGCCAGAAGCTTTAGCTCCTGCTTGAACGAGAAGTGCAGTCGGGCGGAGACCGCCGTCATAACTTTAAGCTGCCTCTCCAGCAACGCCAGCGTGGTACCAACGGGAGCCTGCGCGGACATGTCGGAGACCTTCATATCCGCAGTAGCTGCGAACCTGCGGCCCTCCTCGACGATCTTGTCCATCAACCCTGCCAGCACGGCGCTGGGCTCTTTATAGGGCAGAGGCAGGATGTTGTCCCGCAAGGCACCCGAGCTTATGTCCACGTCCCTGAACTCACCCGGAGCGATAGGGGTGTCGTCGCCCTTGATCCGCAAACCCCGGGTTTTGAGCCCCCCGGGTAGATTGGAGAGCGTGCCCGCATCCACGAGTTGACGCATGATGGACGTGGCCGATTTGGCGTACCCACCGATCAGATGGAACAGTCCGAAACCGTAAGCACCAAAGCCCGGGATGTACTGGTAATGCACGAAGTGCTGGCGCTTCAAGTGCAGCGTGTCTTCCTCTTTCCAATTCCTCCGCAGCGCCAACACGTCGTTGGTGCCCTTGATGATGGTCATCACATAGGGCAGCGTGATCCCCAGCGGCTCTCCATCCTCATCTTTCTCTGTGAACTCGTCGCTCTCAACTACCAAGTCCACATGGCTCTCGTACAGGGTGTAGCGGTCATCATTCAGATCGCTAAAGCCAGTTTCTTTGTCCTTGGCCTGCTGGATGTCGGTCTTGCTCTTGTCCGGGTCTGGTAGCTCAATGTCGCGGTAGAAGCCTGCCTGCTGGAGCTTGATGATCTCGCTTTTTGTTTTGCGGAGGACGTGCGTTACCCGGTAGCAGGTGTCGAGGTCTGTCGCTCCGTAGGGCAGGATGATGTCTTCTGCCGGTATGAACATACTGACTTGGCGTCCCAGATTGGGGTCGTAGTAGACCTTCTTAAAGGCACTGCCGGTTGCCGGGAGGCTCCACAGCATGCGCTCATGCTCGGGCCGGAACTCACGCATGACCTCCGTCAACTCGTAGTTCATATCGTCCTGAACGCGGTCTGCCGCCTCATTCTTCTGCGGCGTCTGCTTGCCCAGAATCTTGGTCTTGACCGGACCCTGTGCCGGGAAGGTCTCCGTAATCGCCTCGCTCTGGAACCGCACCACCGCCTCGGTGATCATCGGGTGGAACACACCACAGGCCCCATCCCACGGCTCAGTTCTCTCCTCGTACTGCAGACCCAGCAATTTGAGTCCCTGTACGTAAGCTTTCTCCCACTCACTGCGGGAGCCAAGGTCGTTTGTAATATCTTCAGCAAGCTCGCCAGCCAGCGTAGACAACTCGCCCTCGTCCATGTCCTCGGCAAGATTTTTATCAAAGTCCGGCTCTGTGGGAGTGATACTGATATCGAACGGCCCCGCGTGGATATTTACCTGCTCCGGGTCAACGATCTCAATCTCAATGGGTTCTTCTTCCTCAGCGGCGGCAGCGATGCCTTGCGGATTCTGATACAACGCCTTGTCGATATTTGTGGCCATGTCTGAAATCTTTCTTAATAGTACGCGGCAGCGCGACGGCGGAAGAATCTGGGCTCGTCTTTCTCATCCGACTCCAGCGCAATAAACCCACCTTGCCTGAATCGTAGCAGGGCCTGTGAGGTGGTGTCCACATAGTCGTCGTTCTCGCCGTTGGGGAAAGACGCAATCTCCTCGATCACCTCCCGCGCCCAACGCGTGTCCGGTGCCCAGACCATACCCGAGGCAAACAGGTCTGCAATTGCATTGACCCGCGAAATCTTGTCGTTACCCCGGCTTGGGTTTGTCTCCTGCACCGGTATACCCATGCGGCGAAGCTCTTGAATCAGCGGAGCCCCGGCAGCTTTCTTCTCCACAATAAACGCATCGGGCTCCCACTCTTTATAGTGTTTGAGCGCCACGGACTTCAGTTCTGGAAACTGCATCCGGTCTTTGAATGCGTCGAGCAGTATTATCTGGGCCTTATCGTTTTCTTCCTCGTTGTAGAAAACACCCCACGTCGTACACGCAGAATAGTCAGCGCTGGTTTTAGCCTCAAAGGCAGTATCCCAAGACTGAATAATATAGTCGCACCGTGGCGGGTCGTCCGCCTCCCATACTCTCCAAAGCTTGCGGCTGATAATGGCTGCGTTATTGGAGACCGGGTTCTGCATGTACTGCGCGTTCCAATACTGGGGGTCCAGCGCAGCCTTTTTCTGTTTGAGCGACTCCAGCGGCCACTGCTCTGGCCAGAGAGACTTCTCGTTTTCTGTGTCTTCGTTGAGGATGGCAGGTAGCTCCACCACCTCCCACGGGTCGGACTCCGGGTTTTTGGTCTGGTAGTCCAGCAGCCGCCCAGTCAGGTCGAGCTTACCCCACCGGGTCATCACCACAATAATCCCACCCCCGGGCATCAAGCGCTGCAGCGGACCCGTCTGGAACCAACTCCAAGCTGTATCAAAGGCAAGGCGGCTGTTGGCCTTTACGTCCTGCTCAGAGTGGGGATCGTCAATCACAAACAAGTCCGCACCCCGGCCAGCCAGAGCACCGCCCACACCAGCGGCGTAATACTGCCCGCCCGAGGCGGTTGACCACTTGCCTGCAGCTTTCTGATCGTCTGCGACCTTTGTGTCTGGAAACAGCGCTTTGTAATCTTCGTCGTTAATCAGGTTTCGTACCTTGCGCCCGTAATCCTCCGACAGCCCCGCAGTATGCGTGGCCATAATGATCTTCTTTTCTGGGAAATTACCCAAGAAAAAGGCGGGGAACAGGTAGCTTGAGAACTCCGATTTACCCATACGGGGCGCAATATTGATGATGACCCGTTTCTTTTCCCCGCGTATAACCTGACTGAATATCTTGGCCAGCTTCCTGTGGTGCGGTCCCACCTTGAACCCCGGGTATACCGACTTGGCAAACTCAATCATGTCAGACCGAGCCGCGTTTTTCTTGCGGTGATCCTCAGTTTTGTCGAGTAAGTCCAACGCCTCAAGCTTCTCCTCCAAGGAGAGCTTGCTCATATTCATGAGTAGCGCCTTAGCCTGCTCAGGCGTCAGCGGCGGGTTGGTTGTCATTGGTAATCTGCAGCTTTTCTTCCACGTCGGTGTAGTCAGCGTCGACCACACCCATGAATTTGGCCAACTTCTCCTTGAGCTTGGCCTCGACTTCTTCCTCAGTCAAGTCCGTCTTCTTGATTTCCACCTTCTCTGTGAACAACCCAACCTCTGTGACCTTGCCCAGCAACCCCAGCGCCTTCAGACGGATGTTCGCGTTGGGATTTTTGGTCTCTTCCAGAAGCTGCGCCACCGTATACCCACGGATTTCCTTGGCCTGCTGTACAAATTCCCAGTCATAGGCAGTCAGCATGCCCGTCAGATGCCGTACGGCAGCAGGAGTTTTAAGCGCGACGAGCTTTTCCTTGGTTTCCAAGTCGTCGGCAGTCGTGGTCAGCGCACCAAAAGCTTCTCTGGCGGCTTCTTTTTCCTTGTCCTGCGCAATCTCTTCGTCTGTGGCCACGCCCAAGGAGCGCAACCATGCGTCAGTATTAACCTGCGCAGCAAGCAAGTCTTCGCTGGAGACGTTCTCCAGTTTCACAAAACCGTCCCGGCTGGTGATCTCCGGTTCAAACTGCACCAAATGCTCCAACATTTGCGGTTCCCTGTGCAAAAACACAGGTGTTGTGGCTATTGGCGCTGGAGTGTACACTCGGTTTAGCAAAGCGGCAAGCAGTTGTTGATTTGCTTCTCCTTGGGGTTGAGATACCTCCTTAGGCCCTGCCGGGAAACTGGTGGGGCCTTTTTTATTTGTCTTGCGTTTGACAAGGGGTTGTGTGGATTTTGTAGAAAAAATTTGTGGGGTAGGGGAGGTAAGGCAAAGATAAGCAAAAGGTATTACAGAAATGCTGGGACCGGGTGCAAAACAGTGTTCACGTAACGTCGCCGCCGCCATGCCAAACTGGGTGGGTGGGGGTATGGTGGGGTCGCCGCAGGGCAAAATCGCCTAGCAAGAGCCACGCCACGACCCCCTCACGATACCCCTGTGTGGTACAATAGATTCATCGTTTGGGGAGCCAGACGATCTGATGCCCGGCCAGTCGCCGGGCTTTTTCTTTTGGAGTGCAACCATGAACACAATCAAACTACTTGGCATCAACCCCTCGGTGCTCGTGAAGGTCAAACCGACCTTCGATCTTGCTGACGACTCGTCAGCGAGTTTTGCTGACAAGCTATTGAGTGCTGGCATCGCCAGCCGTGCGGAGGCGCAACCCTACGCGATGGCCTGGGCTGTAGCCAAGTACCCGGGCACGAGCATCAAGAAGGGTCAGCGCGGCCCGACCTTCACGCAACGCAACAGCGCGGCAGAGCAGGCGATGTACAGGGTCTTGCAAGTGTGCTTCCCCAAGGCAGACGCGCCTAAGCCCAAGGCCAAGGCCAAGGCCAGCCACGACAAGGCTGACCCGGTGGCCAAGCTGCTCAAGGCGTACAACGATCTGTCTGCGGGGCAGAAGCGCAGTTTCCTTGCCAAGCTTGGCAAGTAACTTGCTGACAACTCGTCAGCGAGTTTTTCGCGCCGCGTCACTCCTGCGAGGGGGTGGCGCGGTTTCTTTTTGTGTCAATCAGGAGTGCCAATCATGCAATTCACCGCTATTCTGCGGCATCAGAACACCGACCACACCTACCATTGCCAGAATCGGCTAGAGGCTGAAGTGTTGTTCAACGCCCTGCAAACCACAGGCGGGCGGGTCGAGCTTTGGGAGGGGCTTCAGCTTCTCTCCTTCTACGACCCCACATTCAAATAACCCGAGTCAACTCTCCCAGCCCATGCATTGCGTGGGCTGAGGGGGCGATCTTGCCCGACAACCTTAGTTTCGGAGAAGGCACCATGAAACAAGCTCAAATGGCCCACGAGTCGGCCCCAAAAAAACCCCTGTACTACTCCCCCGCTAGTGAAAAGGAAGCCTACAGAGCCCACTTTACCAACCTCGGTGGCGTGCCCACCGAAGTCGATACCTCGGGGGTGTGGGAGAGTCCCCGCATCAGGTGGGCGTGGGTTTTCCCCGACGGCTCGCGCTTTGCGAGTGACTTTGCCAGACCGGTGGAGGCTGAACAAGTCTAAACCAACCCAGTAAGAAACTCTCTCAACCCTGCGTGCAGGGTTGAGGGGGCGATCTTGCCCGACAACCGAAGGAGTGCCAATCATGGCCAAACACCGCAAACCCAACCCGCAACAGCATGTGCTGTTTGCCAACGATAGCGAGTCCATCAAGGACGCCGCCCTCAAGCGTCTGCGTGAGCTACGCGACGAGTTCCGCGAACGCGCCCGTGACAACGAGCGCAAGCAACGCCTGCTCGACAACGCCCGGAGAAGCGAGGACTGGGACGAGATCAAGCGTGCCTGCAACCCCATCAGGGGGACTCGCTGACAATCTGTCAGCAACTTGTTGTGGAGAAGTGTCTTCCCGATTGTTAATCAAGCGGGAATTTCACTTGAGGGGGCGCAAGCCAGTATCCATGCGGGTTTGCGCTCTCCTCTATTAACTCTTCTATCTCTAAATAAACTCTTTTAGATAGATAGATGTGTTTCCCCCCTTTCCCCCTAAAAAGACCACTCTTTGTCCTCCAGACTTTGTTGTTGTAGTTCTGTTTTGGAGGTAGTAGACTTAACCATGTACCCCTACAACCCGCATGAATACTGCGTTCCGCCCCCTCACTTTATTTTCCCAACGGATTAACCATCAGGAAGAAAAATGGAAAACTCACCACACCTGTTAATCGCCAATAGACAAGACTGGGTTGTGCGCCCCGCGCAAGGCTTCGACGCAGGCTTGTGCACCAGTTGCCGAGAGATCAAGCCCATCAAAGCCTTCAAGCGCACGCTCACTCGTGCTCAAGCCGTGGCATGGGGCTACGCAGGCAACCACCGCTACGAGACCATCTCCAAACTGTGCCAATCGTGCCAACCCCGCAAGCGTTGGCTGGAGGAGCTTACCCCCACGCAGATAGGCTGGATGGTCAAGCATGGAGATGTTGACCCTGTAACCGCGCAAGCTGTGCTGGACAAGCGCGACCGAGACAAGAACGCCAAGAAAAGCGCGGCTGTGCACAAGCGATGGCAGTCGATACGAGCGCTTGCATGGCTATCAATCGTGGCTGAACAACTCAGACCCTTAATCAAAGTCGTCAATGTGCAGACCTTCCGCGCCCGGCGCAAGTTAGGTGCGGCGTGGCCAGAGGACAAGCCGCGTTACCAGCCGTTGGTGGCGTTCTTCCAGCGCTATCAGTATGTATTGTGGGCTGTGAGGGGCACGATAGAGTTCAAGGCAAAGACTGCGCCGAAGATGCCTGAGTCTTACGAATGGCGTACATACATGAAGCCTGAGTTCAAACAGGAGTTGCAAGACCTTTGGGATGCAATAGACCCGAGCGTGAAGCTGTACTACCTGCTACCTGACGCGCTGTCAGACAGGCCAGACAGAGCACCGCCACCTAAGCCCACAGATGGGCACATTGGTGTGCGTAAAGAGAGCCGCAGTCGTCTCTCGCAGATCAAGTAAACACCAACAGAACTCGCTGACAACTTGTCAGCAAGCCGCCGCCCTGCCGGTTGCAGGGCACAACAAGGAGAAAGCAAATGAAAGCAAACGAGATGAGCGGTAGCGAACTCGCACAGGCAGCGCACAACATGAAGAGCTACGGCGGCAGCTTCGCTAAGGCGATAGCGCTGGCGTACTTTCGTGCGGACAGCACGAACCAAGTGAGGGTGGTCGACGCCTTCCCCGAGTTGTTTGAGCGTTATGCCCCGCGCATGGGCTGGGAGATGTGAAATGAAAAAGACCTACGAAGTCGAGTTGCGGTATGAGTCCTACACAGTTATTACTGTGGAGGCAGACAACGCCGAAGAAGCAGAGGCGCTTGCGTGGAAAGAGCTTGAAAGCGACGGGTCACACCGCTCGGACTATGGCAACTGGAGTCTTGAGTCTGTAGAGGAAATGAAAGGAGAAAGCAAATGAGAAATGTACATGTAAAGCGTGTCTTCACACTCAGTCTGACCGCTGACGACTGGGCGCTGTATGGCGACAACGACGGACGCCTGACTGCGCAGCGCAACGCAGCAGCGTTAGACCTTAACCGAGCAGCACAGGAGGCGCTCAACAGCGGAGACTTGACGCTTGCCGGTGTGCAGGCTGCTATCGAGGAGGCGCTGGAGAAACACAGCAGGCTTGGCGCAGCCGACACCGAGGGGTACGCTGTTATGTACGACTTGTTAGCAATAAAAGGAGAAAGCAAATGAACCAAGACGAGCTAAACAAAATATGGGAAGAAGCCTTCCGTGCTGGCTTCTATGCAGGGTTTGCCGCATCAGGCGAGGGGTGGAACGGGGAGTATCCGTTTGGAGACAAGGGTGTCAACATCAAGACCAATAAAGGGGTCAACGAAGCTTTGGAAGCAGCAATGAAAGGAGAAAGCAAATGAAAGTCAAAGTAAGCGAAGCCAAGCGCGGGGTGCTCAACTGGATGGTGGCGAAAGCCATCGGGGAATACAAACCCGTGGCAGTCCCTGCCTACTCCACCGACTGGGCACAAGGTGGCCCGATCATCGAGCGGGAGGAAATCGCTCTGGAACCCATGACGCATGACAAGTACGGCGATGGGTGGTTGGCTACCCGTGTTGAAGGGCCAGCTATCTGCATGGAGTTTGGCCCGACCATGCTAATCGCAGCCATGCGCTGCTATGTAGCCAGCAAGCTGGGAGATGAAGTTGAAGTACCGGAGGAATTGAAATGACCCGAGAAGAAAAGATAGTACGCGTAGTGCTCCTGCTGGCGCTCATAGTCGTCGCGTGCGATGTGCTGTGGTGGCGTCCCTGACCCGCAGGGAACACTCATCAACTTCTTGCTGACATCCTGTCAGCGAGTTTTACCAAGGAGAAAGCAACATGATCAAAAAACCAACGCGCAGACAATGGATGCGCGGCATCTTAAACAAAAAGGTGGGCCCTCTCCCACCAACAGCGCTTGTCTTCACCCCCTTCCTGTTTAGCCCAACCAAACCCTTCCACCCGCCGCGTTCGCTGGCGATAGTGGAGAAACTCAAGAAAGGAGAATGACATGGGGTACAGATCAGATGTAATGTATGTAATCAAGTTTCACACCATTGAGGATCGAGACAACTTTGTCACGCTGATGCTTGCCAAGAACGACCCTGTGACAACGCAGGCCATCGACGAATGCGAGCATAGATACAAAGACGATCCGTTGATTTCTTTTAGCACGGAGGATGTCAAGTGGTATGAAAGTTTTTCAGATGTCAAGGTACATCACTCTCTCATGGAGCAGGCCCAAGAGTTGTACAACGCAGGCTGGCGGTTCGTGCGAATTGGTGAAGAAACCGGCGACATCGAGCAGTCAGAACACGGCGAGATGGACTTGTGGGAGTACATGGAGGCTCGCTCGTACATCAACGCAAACCTGCCGCACATACAAGGAGCAGCAAGTGAACTACAAGTTTGAAGAACTCATCGAGCCTGCCAAGGCGAAAGTGCGGGAATGGTACGCACAAAACACAGACAACTACTGGGCCGAGGTAGTAATCGACAACGCCAAAGAAGACGGCAAACAGCGAGGGTTCGACATTGACGATGTGCAGTGGTCGGGCTTCCATTCGCAAGGCGATGGTGCTTCGTGGCAGGGGCGTCTGCAAATACGCCCGTTCTTGGACTTCCATCTCAAAGGAGACAACCCGGACTTTGCCCGTTACACAGTTCTTGCAGAGCTTATCGACAACGAGTTTGTGGATAACGGCTTTCCAATCTACATGCGCTCGTTCATGTACAACCACAGCAAGACGATGCAGACAGAAGGCCCCACGGCGTACAGAACATCCAGCGAGACGCTACAAAGAGGCATTCTTGCAGGAGCCGACGGAGCCGAGTTGTACGAGAGCATTGACATCGACGATGTGATAGACCGCTTGACCGAGTGGGCGTTAGACGAAGCCAGAAGCTACGCCGATGACATTTACAAACAACTTGAGAAGGAGTATGACTATGAGATGAGTGACGAGCACATACAAGAGACAGCAGAGATCAACGAGTGGCGGTTCGATGAGGACGGCTATCTCGCGTAAGTTTTTAACCAACCAAGGAGTGCACTATGTTTTCAGGTTCAACACATCTGTTACCAACAATCAGCAACTACGCCCAAGCACGCGCGTATTGGGGACTCATCAAGAAGCCGCGCTCGGCTAAGTGGGCAGACAACCAACGCCCACTCAAAGATTCAAGGTCTACTCACTACCGCATAGAGAGCGACAACCCCGACCAGTACTTTGACATCTGTCTGTACGGCACGACGATGGGCAGGTTGTACGCTCCCGATGCAGAAGGCAACGAGCGCAGGCTGTACCGAGGTGTAAACACAACGACTTCTCAGAAGTTTATGTGTGATGTCTTGGTACGACGCAGCTACATGTACGCAACTGACGGCAGGAAAGTATTTGCTCCCACATACTGCACACCCTTCTTGAAGCTGATGGAGGAGCCGAGCAAAGACTTCAGCGCAGACTATTGGTTCACGCCTGATGACAAGTTGATCGTTGAGAAGTCACGGCACACACGGCACTGGCGCAAGGTCGCTGACGAAAACGACAGGGCTATACGCGCACAGATGCGTACCCGGTGGGAGCCGTTCTTGATGCTGGCGGCGTTTCGCATGCCTGAGTTCATCAACGAGATCGCGTTGAGCAATTCGCTTGGCCGCGCATTCGGCGGGTATGTGCCCAACTGGGAGACGAAAAAGCACATCAAGGAGATGGACGCTGCGTTACAGTTAGACCAGATGCCCACAGATGTGCAGACCAGCAACTTCTTTACCATGTGTCAGAAGGTGTTCAATGTGCTCGCCAGCAAACGAGCAGCCAAGCAAGACGACTTTCAACTGTCAAGCTACTGGCAAAAACCAGAAAACTGCAGCAAGTACGAAGAACTGGAGCGCACAGTCACGGCAGACGATCTATCGAAATCTGTCCTGAACAAGTTGCAAGAAGTTCTTGAGCTTAACAAGCGCAGCAAATGGATTGAACTGCCACAGTTCATGAACTACGAGGACTATCCTCGCAGCAATGTGTTTGTGAGAGAAAACCCCTGATCTCAGGGTATCCCCGGGGGGTTGTCTAGCAATAGACAATCCCCTATACTTGTGAAAACTAAGAAAAGGAGAAGCACTATGTCATTCGATAAGATGACCCTCAACCAGCGCATTCAAGCAGCCAACATCGACTGCATGAGGCATCCCAAGTTCGCCCTCTTGTCGGGCGTGATCATGATGGGTAAGTCCGAGGTTACGGACAACCTGCCGACCGCTGCCACCAACGGCAGAGACAAGCTCTATGGCGCAGACTTCATCACGCCACTTAACCGCAAACAACTGCGGTATCTCGTGCTTCACGAGAACTTCCATGTAGCCCTCAAGCACTGCGTGCTATACAAAGACATCAAGAAGAAGTGGGCGAGAAAAACCAACAAAGCGCAGGACTATGTCATCAACGGACTCATCGAGGAGATGGACCCGGGCTTTACATTCGTCGAGCGTCCATCGAAGGGTATTCTCGTTGACCCTAGGTTCAACGGCATGTCGTTTCAGCAGGTGTTCAATCTCTTGCCTGACGATGCCGATGACGAAGGCGGTGGGGGTGGCAAAGACGACAACCCGTTCGATGAGCACATCGACGCTGACGACTTGTCCTTCGACGAGCAGCAAGACCTTAGCAGACAGATCGACGATGCCAACCGACAGGGTCAGATGCTGGCCCGTAAACTCGCTGGCAAAGACGGCGGCGGTAGCGACATCTTCGGGCTTGCCGCTGACCGCAGCACCGACTGGGTATCTGCGCTGCGTGAGTTCATACAGTCTGTCTCTGCTGGTGACGACAACTCTCGCTTTGCACCGCCCAACAAGCGCTTGCTTGCAGCAGGTTTCATCTTGCCTTCGCACTTCACGGAGTCTATCGGTGAGATCATCATCGCTGCCGACACTTCGGGCTCGATGGGGCCATACTACAAGCTGCTGTTCGGTGAGGTCTCTACCATCTGTCAGCAGACTAAGCCTGCTGCTGTGCGTGTGCTGTGGTGGGACACGAGCGTATGCGGTGACCAAGTGTTCACTGCTACTGACTACGACCAGATCGCCACGCTGCTCAAGCCCAAAGGCGGGGGTGGCACTACGCCGCAGGTAGTCGTGGACTACATCGTCAAGCACAAGATCGACGCCAAAGCAATCGTCTGGCTATCGGATGGTGACATCGGCTGCGATGACCCGGCTACTACCATGCCGTCCCTCTGGGGGGTAGTGGACAACGACTCGTTCGTTGCCAAACACGGCAAAACCTTGCATATCAAACTGTAATCAACCAACCAAGGAGTGTTAATCATGTCTCAATATCTTTCGTTCTCCCAAGTTCTCAATCTCATCACCGCTATCGGTGACAAGCGCACTGTCATCGTCGAGGGCGAGAACGGCATCGGTAAGACCGCGCTGTTCCACGCGCTCAAACGCGACCCCAAGTTTGCCAACCACATCGCAGTCGATCCCATCGACTGCACGCAACTGTCTGACGGCTCGGTCTGGATGCCTGACCTTGACCGCGAGAACGGCATCTCCCGCGAGTTGCCCAACGAGCGCTTCGGTGTCAGCCGCACCAACCAGCGCGGCGTCAATGGTGGCAAACCTATCCTGTGCTTTCTCGATGAGATCGCCAAGGCCCCGCAGTTCATCAAGAATGTGCTGGCCCCGGTCATCTACGAGCATCGTGTTGGCAACTACCACTTCGTCGAGGGGTCTGTCGTCTTCTGCGCTACCAACCTTAGCGTCGAGGGGCTAGGCGATAGCATCCAAGCGCACCTGCGTAATCGTCTCGTGTTCGTCAAGATGCGCAAGCCTACCGCAGAGGAGTGGGTCCGGTGGGCTACCGATGCAGCGCTCAATCCTATGGTCATCGCGTTCGTCAACAACGAGCCACGCGTTATGGACTCCTTCATCGACTACGCCAAGGGTGGCAAGTTTGAGGGCAAGGACCAATCCAAGGACAACGGCTACATCTTCAACCCCAAAGCTGTGCAGCTTGCTTACGCATCGCCGCGCTCGCTTGCTGCTGCATCCGACATCCTTGATGCCGGTCTCGGTGTGCTCGACGACGACACGCTGGAAGCAGCGCTTGAGGGTACTGTCGGCTCTGTTACCGCGCAGGCCATGTCCTCCTTCGTGCGGTTCGGCAAAGACATCTGCGAGTATGCGCGTGTCATCAAAGACCCCAAGAATGCGCCGCTGTCCAACAACCCGACAGCACAGCTTATTCAGGTGTTCCAGTTCGTCTCGCGTGCTGCTGATCGTGCCGAGGCCGAGGCCATCGTCGAGTATGTGTGGCGTATGCGTGCAGAGATGCAGTCCATCTTCTGCAACACAGTGGCATCAAGCCAGCGTGTAGCGCTGTTCGCAACCATCGACGGCTTCGGCAAGATGCTGGCTGCACACAAAATCTTTTTCAGCAAGTAAAGCAATGAGGAGCCTGCCCTCTCAACAGGCAAACATCAATCAACTTTAAGGAGAAGCATCATGACACAACCTCGTTACAACCTCGACACCTGCTCCATGCTTGTGGAGTTCAACGCCTCTGTCTGGACTGCGCGTAAGCTGGACAAGTCAACCACCGACGAAGTGGTGCAGAACAAGAACGCTGCAGCCAAGGACGCCGCTCGGGTGAACAAACACCTGCTTGCAGGCCGCACCGAACTGGATGTCATTCAGCAGGCAGTCAACCGCGCTCGTCAGTTTGTTTACGACAACACCCTGCCGTGGTCTGACTCAGGGCTGCGCCTGTTGCCGACAGTGAACTTCCAGAAGTTTGCCGAGCGCATGAATGCGTTCGACGATGAGGTCGCTGCTCTGGTCAAATCATTCGTGGCTATCTATCCTTCGCTCATCACGGCGCAGGCTATGGCGCTCGGCGGCATGTTCAAGCGTGAGGACTACCCGACTGCCAATGAGATCATGACCAAGTTCTCGTTCCGCGTGAACTACATGCCTGTGCCGGTGGCAGGTGACTTCCGGGTCGATGTCGGCAACCAAGCGCAGCAAGAACTGCGCGACAAGCTGGAGCGTCTTGCTAACGAGCGCATTGACGCTGCTATGGCCGATGTGCGTGCTCGGCTTGGGGAGCACATGAAGCGTATGTCTGACCGACTGACCACAGACATTGTCAAAGGCGAGACCAAACGCCGCCGCTTCCACGACTCGCTGGTCGATGGTGCGCTGGAGTTGTGCGACTTGGTCAAGGCTCTCAATGTCGTGGGCGATCAGTCGCTTGAGACAGCACGCAAAGAACTGAGCGATTGCTTGCTCGGTGTTACGCCAGAGGAACTGCGTCAAAACGATGCCGTTCGGGAAGATACCAAGAAGGCCGTCGATGCCATCTTGGACAAGTTTTCGTTCTAACAAGAAAGGGGAACACTCATCATGCCTTCTTTACAAGACGCGTTACAGGCCGCGCTTGACAAAAAACAGGCCAGCGCTTTACAGGAAACCATCACAGAATGGTCACAAGACGATCCACAACCTCAACCCAAACAGGAGAAGCAAATGCAAGCACACCCCGGAGTTTCACGCAGCGTTTTTCAGTATGTCGTAGATCACCCGCACCACACCCGCAAACAGTTGCGACAAGCGCTACAGAAGGAGGGTCTTTCTGACAACTCAGTCTCATCGCTTATCACCCAGTATGTGCGTGCAGGTTACTTCAAAGAAGTTGATGGCAGGTTGACAACTGAGTTCACATCGTATATGCCTGTGCCAACCAAGAAGCAACTTGCAAACATACGCGCACGAGACAAGCGTAAGATGCGTTTGCAGGCACGGCAAGAGCGTGCTGTCGAAGCCATCGTCAAAGAAGTAGTCGTGTCACCAGCGCAGAGTTTGCTCGATACACTGCCTATCAAACAAGCCCGTGAGTTGTACGACGAACTGCACAAAATCTTTGGAGGTGTCAAATGAAGGCCAAGCGCACTGACCCGTGGATACCCGTTGGGCATCCTGATTTTGTGTGGACAAGTGGCGCTGATGTGCAGAAGACATGGCGCAAGTACGGGTGGACACCGCCCAGCGAGAAGATGACCCCGCCCCCTGTGATCGAGAAGATTGAGCAACCCGAGTGGATTCAAGTAAGCCAAGTAAGGAGAATCAAATGACTGAGTACGCAACCAAGGACCTGATCGAAACGACTGTGTACAAAAAGGATGGGGTCACTTATGTGCCCCACTACCGCAACAGCAGTGTGTATGTTGGTCCGGGCTACCCCCGGTTTACCCGCGCTCGATATGCAGCGCACGAACTGATCGATGCGGGGGCCAAGAGTGGGACTATGCTGCTCTGGCCGCGCTCTCACTATGGCGAAGTTACGGATGAGAAGCCATGACCAATAAAACCACAGGCGGGCCAGCGTTTCCCGCAAACCACTTTGACATGGCAGATGCCGAACACGGCATGACCCTGCGCGATTACTTTGCGGCAAAGGCGATGCAGGGAATGTTGGCAAACCCAAAGCTACAAGAGCAAATTCTAAAAGTAGGACAGTCTTGGATTGAAGAGTCGGCGTATGCAGTAGCAGACGCCATGCTGAAAGCGAGGGAAAAATGACCGACCGCGAATTGCTTAAGCAGGCGCTGGAGGCGCTGGAGTTGTTGTCCAAACTGCCTAAAGCCAAGAGAGACTACGCAGATAGAGCTATCGTCGCCCTGAAACAGAGGCTGGCGCAGCCAGAGCCGGTCATCGACAAGTCAGCAGCGCGGCGCATCGCTACAGCGCTTGGATGGGTTCCACGCGGCGACACATCGACGAAACGTGTTGATGAAACAGCAAAACAGCGACAGGAGCAGGAGCCGGTGGCGAAGTGGGACGCTTCTGCCCCGCTGATAGTGCACCCGCATCCTGCTTTTCAAGCCACCTTGCCGCGCCGGGAGTGGGTGGGTCTGACGGCTGCTGAATTCCGTAAGGCAGTCGATGGGCTGGAAGACCTTGAAGACTGCTGGGTTGCTTTAGAGCATGCTTTAAAGGAGAAGAACAATGGATAAAGAAGACATCATCCGCATGGCGCGGGAGGCTGGGTGTATCCCACGCCGACATCCTGCATATGACAACGATGTTCAGGTGTTTGCCACACCTGATGTGCTTGAACGCTTTTACCAACTCGCCGTCGCAGCCGAGCGTGAGCGCATCATTGCTGCCAACGCGCCAGAGATTGAGAAGGTCAACGCGCACATCAAGGCGCTAGTCAAGACGATAGAGGATTCCAAGGAATACAAGAGGGGCTATGCCGACGCAATGAACTGGAAATTGCAAAACCATCTTGAGCACCTGCCAAGTGGACTTGAGGCCGCAGTCAAGGCTGAGAGGGAGGTGTGTGCGCGGGTGTGTGAGGAGCAGACGCAAGGGGCATCAGCATGGAAAGAAGGTGCAATCGCTTGCGCCGCTGCCATCAGAGCAAGGGGGCAGGCATGACACCATTAAAACTCGCTGAAGGGCTGACCGAAGAACTGCTTACCGTGATTTACAAGTACAACGAGTCGATGCCGCTGGTGTCTGTTCTTGGTGTACTGAGGGTCATCGAGGCCCAGCTAATACGAGACCACGAAGAGGATGACGATGAATAAAGAAGACGACGACACTATGTGCTACCGCTCCGAACTGGAGGCCGCAGTCAAGGCCGAGCGCGAGGCCATCCTGAAACTTGTCAGGCTGTATGTAAACAACCAAAATCTGGAAGAGGCCATACAAGCCAGAGAGCGTAACCCCATGCCGTTGTTTGATGATTGGGGCGGGTTCCCGTACAAGGAGCCAAAGTGAAGTGCCCCCTATGCAAAGCGCCAACTGAAGTAAAACACACCAAGGATGACAATGGAACACCCATCAGACGCCGTCACTGTTTCAACGACCACAGCTTTAACACAAAAGAAGTCCCGATCACCACGCCAAAGCCCAAAAGACAGCGGCGTGTTAAGCCAGAAAGAGCTTGAAGCGTGGTGGCCGTTTACACGCTTGGACCCCAAGCGTTTTCCCAAACAACCCTCTGTCTACGACACGACAGAGCCTGCACCCTTTTAACCGGAAGCCGCGATTGATCATGGCTGTTCATGCAAACCTAGTAGATGCGACCATGAACAGCGGTGTGGGTTGCGCGGCTTCTTAAATAGACAGCCCACACCAGCACTCGACCGCGAAAACGAGGGGGCGCGGAATCTACTTTCCCCCCTCACCTAACACCAACACATCATGGCAAACACACCAGAAGTCAAAGTCAAAAAAGAAATTCGCAAGATGCTGGATGCAGCAGGCGCTTACTACGCCATGCCAATCGGGTCTGGCTACGGCAACTCAGGCGTGCCTGATTTTTTAATCTGCAAGCAAGGAAAATTCATTGCAGTAGAAGCCAAAGCAGGCAACAATAAACCAACCGCGCTGCAAGAGATGCACCTTGCCCGGATACGCGCCGCTGGTGGGATTGCGCTGGTGATCAACGAGGGCAACCTCAATACACTCAAGGAGCTTTTATGGATGAAATGAATGAAGAGATAGCAAAGCGCATAGACGCCATGCCAGAAGACTTGAAAGAGCATCTCAAGCACATCATCTACAACTTGATCCGCTGCTACGGCGATGACAACGACGAGAAAGCGATTGTGATCTTCGGTGATGCAGACAGCATGCGTGATGTAGTGTCAGTCAACTGCAACAAGATGGAAGTTTCAAACCTGCTGTTGGCTGTCAATGAGGTGTTTGAGTATCTGAACACCAAAGATGCACCGCCCAAGGAGATGTTCAATTGACTGAAAATTTAGAGGAAGAGATTCGGGTGCTGCGCATGGCTGAGTCTGTCGGCTTATCCAGCATGTACGACGCGTCCCGAGACAGTTACCCCAACTGGCGCAACAAGATACTGACATTCACACAACTACTCAAGGAGCATGAGCTTGGCAAAACCGTACGATCAGATACTGACAATAGACTTTGAAACCAGATGGGACAGCAAGGGCTACACGCTCTCAAAGATGACGACAGAGGAGTACATCCGTGACGAGAGATTCACTTGCTTTGGAGTTTGCACACATCTATACGGAAGCGACGAACCAATTAGATGGGTTGGAGGATCAGACCTATCTGAGTACTTTTCTGGAATCGACTGGGGACGAACCGCAGTGCTTGCGCATAATGCACAGTTCGATGTATCCATTCTGGAGTGGCGATACAACGCACGTCCCGCGTTCATCTTCGACACCCTATCAATGGCACGCGCTCTACGCGGCGTGGAGGTTGGTAATTCCCTCGCAAAGCTCGCCGCAGACTTTCAACTACCGGAGAAAGGAAAAGCTGTCCACAGCACAGATGGCCTTACCAAGTTGGACGAGGCTGTGGAATCTGAACTTGCGGCCTACTGCAAGCACGACGTATATCTCTGCGAACGGATTTTCGAGCGGTTGGTTGTCGACTACCCAGCCAAGGAGCTTCGCCTCATCGACATGACGCTCAAGATGTACACCCGCCCTGTGCTGGAGCTTGATCAGAAGATGTTGATAGAAGCGCTGGTCGAAGAGGGGCGACACCGGGAAAGTTTGCTCAAACGTGTTGGCGTAGAAGAAGCCGAGCTTGCATCCAATCAACGCTTTGCGGAAATCCTGCGCAGCATGAGCATCACACCGCCCACAAAGATCAGCAAGACAACAGGCAAAGAGACGCTGGCGCTGGCTAAGAACGATGCCATGTTTCAAGCGCTGCTCAACGGGGACAACGAGGATGTGGCGGCGCTGTGCGAGGCAAGACTCAAGGTCAAGTCAACCACCGAGCGCACCCGGGCGCAACGGTTTCTGGACATCTCTCAGCGCGGCAAACTGCCTGTACCACTTAGTTATTACGGTGCTAAGTCTGGCCGATGGGCTGCTGCCAAAGGCAGCGCCATCAACATGCAGAACTTAAAGCGCGGCAGCTTCCTGCGCAAAGCCATCATGGCCCCGCCGGGGTATCAGCTTGTGGTGGGTGACTTGTCGCAGATCGAGCCGCGTGTGCTGGCGTGGTTTGCAGACTACCAAGACTTGTTGGATATCTTCCGCTCAGGACAAGACGCTTACGCCCAGTTCGGGGCGCAGATGTTCGGTATCCCCGGTATGACCAAAGAGAGCCACCCTGATCTGCGACAGTCGGCTAAATCGGCGCTACTTGGGTGCGGCTACGGGCTGGGATGGCACAGCTTTGCTCAACAGCTTCTGACAGGCTTTCTCGGAGCACCGCCCATGCGGTACAGCAAAGAGTTTGGCAAGTTGTTGGGCGTAAACAAAGAGTTTGTGCAGCGGTTTGTAGAGCAGAAGGGTGTGGACGACAAGGTGCTCGGCATTCCCAGCACTTACTCAGACCAAGCTTTGTTGGAGCACTGTGTTGCAGCCAAGCGCATCATAGATATCTATAGGCAAACGGCGTGGCCTGTGGTGGCGTTCTGGGGAGCGTGCGAACAATTGCTGATACGGTCTCTTGTCGGCGGCGAAGAAGTTGTGTATAAATGCGTTACCTTCCGTCAAGGGGAGATCGTGCTGCCGTCAGGCATGTCGATCAAGTACCCCAATCTACGCAAGGAAAAAGATAGTTGGGTGTACGGCAACGAAGGCGAGAAGCCGACCAAGCTGTACGCAGGCAAGATCACCAACAACATTGTGCAGGGAACTGCGCGAGTGGTGATGACAGATGGGATGCTGCGGGTTGCACAGCGGTATCCGGTGGTTGGCACGGTGCACGATGAGTTGTTGTGTGTTGTGCCAGACGCAGAGGTGGAAGACGCTAAAACTTGGGTTTTGGCGCAGATGACTATGGAGCCGCGCTACATGCCGGGTATACCTTTGAACGCAGAAGTTGGAGCACACCGCCGTTACGGGTTGGCAAAGAACTGATCATGAACGAGACAGTACACATCGATTACGCAGGACCGCTGATGGCGGTCGAGAGGTTAGCCAAAGAAGTTCACAACGCTTGTTTGGACAGAGACTATGAGACAGCGCTGGAGAAAACACTGGCGTTGATCGTAGAAGCAAGGTTGACATATACGTCAATCAAACACGTAGAAGAGAAGGAGAAGCAATGAGCAAGGTCAAGTTACCCAAGAAGATAAAGATTGGCAGCAAGTGGTTTACTGTGCATCAACTTGAGCGCATCAACGACAACATAATGGGTCGGATAAAGCACAGCGAGAAGCGCATCGAGATCAGCACCGCGTATCCTGCCGTCGAGATACGCAACACCTTCTGGCACGAGATGGTGCACGGCATCCTCAACGACATGGGCTCCAGCCTGTGTGACAACGAAAGATTCGTCAACTCGTTTGCAAACAGGTTGTCCGATGCCATCGACTCTGCGAAGTTCTAACTACCCCAAGTACCCAAGGCCCTATCCTAGTCTTGAGACTATGCGCCACATCTGGACTGTGTTGGGGTGGGAGTACAACCTGCAGCCGAACGGCGTTTGGGAGTTGGTAACACCAGATGGTCACGGCTATTTGATTGCAGACAACCTGTACGCCCCCGCGCACGAGTCCGCATGGGAAACTTTTCTGGACGTAAACCCCTACTATGAAAAAACAAGCTTGGTCGCACAGCAGTCTTAAAGACTTTGAGGGATGCCAGCGCAGGTATCACGAGGTCAAGATTCTCAAGAACTACCCGTTCGTGGAGACAGAGGCAACGCGGTACGGCAATCAGGTGCACGAAGCACTTGAGGTGTATGTCAAAGATGGCAAAGAGTTACCGCCTGAGTACGCCCAGTTCAAACCTGTTGCCGACTCGTTGCTGAAAAAGCCCGGACGCAAGCTGGCTGAGTATGAGATGGCGCTGACTGAAGAGCTTGAGCCCTGTCATTGGAAGTCCCCCAACGTCTGGGTGCGAGGCATTGCTGACATACTTATTCTGGACGACGACAACCTGACCGCGTGGGTGGGCGACTACAAGACGGGCAACGACAAGTACCCGGACCAAGACCAGCTTGTGCTCATGTCGCTCATGGTGTTTGCGCACTTCCCGCACATCAGAAAAGTCAACAGCGCTCTGCTATTTATCGTCAAGAACAGCATGGTCAAGTTTTCAATGACGCACGAACAAATCGAAAAGTATTGGTGGGAATACCGGCAACGCTACGCCAAGCTGCAAGCGTGTTTCACGCACGATGTGTGGAAGCCTATGCAGTCGCCGTTGTGCGGTTGGTGTCCTGTCAAAACCTGCGAGTTCAACCCAAAACACTAGGAGCCCATCATGCCCTACGCCCCCGGCAATCGCCCTCCCTACGAGCCATATCAGAAAACTGAGAAAGCCAAGAAAGCCAGAGCACAAGCAAACAAAGCGCGGCGCATGCTCATGCGCGAAGGACTAGTACAAAAAGGAGACGG